CAATAATTGATAATAATAAAATATCAATCATTAAAAATATAACCAACACTTTAAAAATAATATCTTCTTTATTCATATTACATTAATCCATATAAGTTGTATGTTTTATAAGTGTATATATACTAGTTACACCCTTAGTCCCCTTAGTCCCCTTAGTCCCCTTAGTCCCTTTAGTTACACCTAAGTAACCTAGGTATGACCTTAGTAACCTTAGTATATATTCTTTATCATTATACTAATAAGTATAATTATACAGAGTTACACCCTAGTAACCTTAGTCCCCTTAGTTACACCTAAGTAACCTTAGTCCCCTTAGTTACCTTAGTATATACACTAGTGACAAGGGTTTCACTAATACGGGTACTTTACTATATAGGGTATGACTATCTGTCCGACCCACTACATGTAGTAAATGCATGTGAATGCAATGAATGCCTAGGTGTGTTTAGGTGTGTGGCCTGTGTGTCCCCTGTGTGTGGCCTGTGTGTCCCCTGTGTGTGGCCTGTGTGTCCCCTGTGTGTGGCCTGTGTGTCCCGCGGTTGCGCCGGATAGATATGAATGAATGCTTAAAGTAAAAAAACAGTCTAGTTCAGACACAACCCTAAAGATACCAAACGACCCACCCTAATACTGTCCTTTAGTCTCACCCGTGGCCACCCCTTAGAAACGTCCCTATATAGTAGCCAAAAGTTTACCATTATGCTTTACAAGTGGTGTCTTTTTGGTGGTAAAACGAGGGATGCTAGGGGGAAACTGTTATTTCGTATTGACGATATACCCCCTCAGATTTTTCTTATAAATATTCTGTAGATATATGCTTATTGCGTATCATTAATAGAATACATAAGGTCAGACAACCTTATAGCCCTAGGATATGTTTGGTTTGCCCATTCACTCTTTAGCATTTCACTTGAAGCTTCCTTATAGTGTCCCTTGTTAATATGTTTAAGAGTTTCTGTAAATTTGCTAACTCCCTTAACTCCTATTTGGAGTGCCATTTCCACAATTATTCCAGCAGCGTCAGTGTTGACTTTATTCATATCTAATAGCTTAAGTGCCTTTACAGCTTTTTCCCCAAAGTCTTCATCATATTTTTGTTCCCAATACTGTGTCAACCCTGCTGTCCCTCCACTTTTATACACTTGTTCCCACTCATTATCTCCGGTTGCCATTTTATGCCCATGTCCACCTGTAGTAAACTTTTCAACAATTTCTTTACCATCTTTTTGAGTATATTTAACTTGTCTAGGAATAAGAATAAATCCTTCATTCTTTTTAGTTCTGTTGTAAGCTTTTTCAAGCCAAGGGTATTGTTTAAGTATTTCCATATAAGTATTATATAAATCTTTCTTCTCTAGGTTTTCTACCAATAGCAGATTCCATGAATTTCTCAAGGTCTGCATCAAGTAAATCTTCTTTGTGTTGTGTATAAGACAAGGTCTGGTCTCTATCCATCCTTGTAACCCAATAATTAGCAGCAATAGCTAAAGCATCAATTTGGTCATCATGTCTTAATGCTCCTTTATCCCTAGTAATCCTTGTCATCTGTCTAAATAACTGATGGTCAGGCTCTAGTTTAAAGTCTTCTTTAATCAATAAATCATCTACCACTAGCTTGTGGCTATTCATAATAGGCTCTAAAGTATCAATAATACGCTTTTCTTTCTGTATATTGTGTCTTACTTCCTCTATTTCACAAGGGTGAATCTTAGCCATTACAGGTTTTAATAGCTGTGTAGCCATCCCATCACCAAAGTTACTCTCAATAACTACATAGTTAACATCTTGTCTCTTAGCAATATAGGATAATTCAGACATAGTATCTTCTGAGTAACCACCATCTAATGCTCCAATAGCTGTTAAATACAATACACCATGTAACATCTTTAATACACAGTAAGCTGTCTTGTCTTCTCCTCTCCCAGATGGGTCTATAGCCATCACAGAGCCCTCAAATTTCGTGTATTCAGGGCTTGTGTACATAGGAGACACCCATAAGTCACCCTTAAGCCCTACGTTGGGTATTTCAGGGTCTATGGCCTTAATTTGGTCAGGTGATGAAGCCCATTGTACTTTAGCAGGCGCTTCCTTCCATGTGGAAGAACCGGATAAGACTATTAAATCATTTAATTTAAGAGGGTATCTATTAGAGTCAGACATCGTAGTGTCCAACATGAATTGTAAGTTAAAACCAGAGCGACCATAGGAAGACATCCTCTCCAATAAATCTACTGAATCAAATCTTTTAGGGTCTGTAGGGTTGCCTTCTTGGTCTTCAACAGAATTAATCATGGGCGCTATCTTGTGCCCAAAAGAAATTAACTGTGCTTTACTAGGGTATAAAGCTGTCCAAATTCTAGTCTTAAAACCACGCTCTTCTAAATCATTGTACAAAGACATCTCTGTCTGTGGTGTTCCTAAAAATATAATCCTACCAATACTAGGTTTAATAATTGCATCAAATTCTTTTACTGTTTCACCTAATCTATCTCGCATTAACTGTGTCTGTGAGTTATTAGCTGATTCTACGTCATCTGCAATAATTAAGTCTGCTCTGCTGCCCGTAAGTTGGCCTGTGATACCCATAGATTTAACTGAAGGGGCATGACTAGCTAACGCTGGTGCTACATCAAAGCTAACCTTAGAACTCCTTTGTTCTGCTCGAGGTATTAAATGCTGTAACATAGGCATTTCACCTATTAATCTCTGTGTAAATGTACTAAAGTCATCTGCTCTTGATTTACTTGCTGATACTACTAATATGTTTCTTTGTGGGTTCATCAATAGTTGATGACAAACAAATGCTGAAGTAATCCAAGATTTACCCACACCCCTAAATGCTTCTATTACTAAGCGTTTCTCCGGTGACTGTAGATAGTCAGCTATATCGTATTGTATCGGTGTTGGCTCTGGTAAGTTTAGGTGTTTCCAACACAAGTATAAAAAGTTTTTAAAATTATTTATCTTACTCATCAAATGGAACGCTGTCTAAAATGTTGTTAGGCTTTTTAGTTAAGCTGGGAGAACTATAAGCTTTACATACATCTAAACATACTTTCATTTCTGAAGCAGTTAAATCTTGACCTGATTTTAATTTTTGATAAGCATGTGAAACTAATAACTCTGGTAATTCTTTTAGTATCTTTTCTAAGTTGGATTGATTATTACATTGACACGAAGTGTATTCTGCACCACATGTGCATGCCTTCATTTCTACTGGTCTATTTTCCATAATGTTTACGTTTTCTTGGTGTTCCTTTTAAATTACACACATATAAACGTCTCCACAGTTTGTTTTCAAACCTGCTAACAAGCATCAACAACCATGCCAAAAACTTTCTATACATGCTGTTTTCTCTATAAAATCCAAATAAAAGGATTTAGTTCTTTATCTATATCAAATTTCTTGAGTATCTTTTTCCAAAGTTTATCCATTTTTCTCCTATATTTCTTTCTTATTAACTTTAATATGTGCTAATACTTTATCTTTGTTTACACCTTCTTTAATAGTGTAACCTGAACCATCTTTATTAATGTCTACTTCTTTTCTGCTTTTAAGAAGTATGTTGTTCTTAAATACTCTTAACTCTTCTGCAACTGATTGCTTTATAAAGAGACTTAATCTTTCACTCATTTTCTTTTAATTAGGTCAGTAGCTTTAAGTCCATATACGGAAGCCACTACTCCTACAAATATTGTTTGGTACCAAAAAGGTAGTTCAGAAAAGTATTCAAAGAATAACTTCATCTTAACCATTGCTTCTGGGTCATCACTAAAAACAGCCCACGCTAATAATACTATAGGAAGCGACAGTAATATTAAAATAAACTCATCCTTCCAGTCTGCTTGTCTAGCTTCTAGTAATTTACCACTATACTCTAACTCTCCACTAGCTTGTTTTTCAGCATGCTTCATAGCAGCATCCGACATTAACATCTTTGTTCTCTGTCTATTCTCGTAGATATGATTCCCTGCTTTAAAGGCAAGAGATATTAGATTGAACCAACCCATATATTATAACTTTTGATAGTCAGTTATGCCACAACGTAATGAAGCATTAATACCTCGCATTTTAAAATCTTCATCTACCGCCTCAGCCAAAGCATTGCCAGATGTGCGGCATTGCTCTAAAGTTTCATATTCTGGTGATAGAGTAGTATCAAAACAGATGTTTTGGTTTGTCCCATTAACACCTAAAATACATAAAACTAAACTTATTTTAAACATAAAATTATTTTCCTATCTATTTAAATGTGAAATAGTTGTAAGCTGTTGCGGCCAGTGCTCCTAATGTGATTAATAGCCATAATGCTCCTTTGCCTTTGTTAATATCTGCTCTCAATTGTTTTTGTTCTTCTTTTAACTCTCTCAATTCACTACAAATATAGGTTAGTTTAACTTCTGTTGAGGTTTGTCTAGGCATCTAATTATTCTTTAGTAGGAAACACAACTGCTTCCACCTCATCTTTAGTTGTTAGACCCTCTGTAATATCTCTCAAGGCTTGTCTGTAAGTAGCCGTAGTAGAAGATAAAGTATTATCAGATAATGCTAAGTAATCTGTAGAAGATAATAGAGCATTTCTCTTTTGTCTTAAATTAGCCATACTTCTACCAAAAGCACCCTCACTCCAAGTAGCCTCATCAACTAATCTTGCAGATATTTCTGCTTCTGTAAGTGGTATTGATATGCCGTTTATTATCTTATGTTCCATATGTTCTCCTATTTTATATTAATTGATTCCATATAATTTAATGACACCAGCATCTATGTTTCCACTACTCATTTTAAATTGGATTGCGTTCACTGCTGAGGTAGTATTTCCATATCCAGAAATAAACATTTCTTCTGTAGATGGCGGAGATATACTTAAAACATTATTTGTAGTAGATGTAAAATGTTTTACATAGGTTGTAGAACTTGGGTTAAATAAAGTCATAGAACCACTAACATTATCATCTGCTTCAGTTCCAACTAATCTTGCTAAAATTTGGTAATCAGTACTCTGTGCTAAATCAAAATCTTGATAACCAAAATTATTACCACTATCATTCTCATCATGGTTTGATACAAAAGATGTTGTTGTCTTTACAACATTGTAGTTGCTTCCATTGTCTATACTAAAATTAAAAGTAAAACTAACATTATCAGTAGCTGGGTGGCAATTAATAAACTCAAACTTATAAACCAAGTAATCTGAATTAATGTAGGTGCTATTAAAAGATAATGAAGCACTTGCACTTGCAGTAGCCGTAGATAATAAGACTTGACTACCAATAGGTACTACGGCAGGCAATGCTGTAACCTCACTTATTGATTGGTTATTTAGTTTTACTAATGCCATAATTAATTATCTCCTTTAGGATATTTAGCTTTAACTGCTAGGCAGTCGTCAATATATTTTTGTACTTGTGCAGTATCGCCTTT